GGACTTATGCTGATAGGCAGTGAGTTAATTCAATACACAGGTAAATCTACTCATACTATTAATGCAGGTGTTGTTCGAGGTGCTCGTGGAACTTCTGCCGCTTCTCATAGCGACGGAGCAACTGTTAAGGAAGCAAATGACTTTGTAGGGTGGGGAGCATCCTCTAGCACTGCGGCAAACACAGGATCAAACATTCGCTTGTACAGTCAGGACAATTGGGGTGAAGACTTACTGCTTAATGTCTTCGACGGAACCCCGTACTACTGGGATAAGACACTGGGCCTTGGTTCACGGGCCACGGACCTTGCCTCTCAGCCTAATGCGTCTGGTGCTCCTACTATAACCCGCAGAATAATGGTTTCAGGTTCAGATCGGCATGTGGTTTGTTTTGGATGTAATCCGTTAGATGAAACAGATCAAGATTTGTTGATGGTTCGCTGGTCTGACCAAGAGAACCCCGCAGATTGGACACCTACCGCTACAAACACGGCTGGCTCCCAACGTATATCTTCTGGATCAGAGATTATATCGGCACAGAAAACCCGTCAGGAAATGCTTATCTGGACAGATACAGCTCTCCATGCCATGCGGTTTACAGGTCCTCCGTTCACTTTTGGTTTCAGTATGTTAGCAAACAACGTGTCTATTATTGGACCAAACGCGGTAACAACTGTTGGAGACAAGGTTTTCTGGATGGACCGTGAGAACTTCTACGTTTACACAGGTCGTGTTCAGGTTATTCCCTGCACTCTTCTCAGGTATGTGTTTGACGACATCAATCTGGAGCAGAGCTTTAAATGTTTTGCGGCTTCCAACAAGATGTTTGACGAGGTGTTCTGGTTCTACCCCTCCGCAGATTCTACGGAAATAGACCGCTACGTTAAGTTTAACTTTACGGAGAACACTTGGGATCTGGGAACTCTGTCAAGGACAGCTTGGGTTGATTATGGCGTTCACGACAACCCAAGAGCCTGTGGAATTGCTAACTCTACAAACTTTGTCTACATTCATGAGACAGGTGACGATGACGATGGCTCTGCCATGACTTCGTTTATTGAGTCTGCTGACTTTGACCTTGGGGACGGGCAACAGTTTATGTTTGTAAGTCGTTTGATACCAGACATTGACATTACAAGCACCAGTGCTGCCGCCTCGGTAGATTACGTATTGAAGACGCGCAACTTCCCAGGAGATAGCTTGGCTACTAATTCTACCAATGCAGTAACCTCTAGCACCCAGCAGGCTTTTCTTAGAAGCCGGTCACGGCAAGCTGCGCTACGCATTGAGAGTTCTACAACAGATATAACGTGGACGCTGGGTGATCTTCGCCTTGATATACGTCCTGACGGGAGCCGCTAATGTCTAGTTTATTAGATCACAGTATGCCCATGGCTCCTGATGAGTACGACGCAGAGACTTTTGTAAGAATATTGCGTGATCTTGAGATGGCTCTTACAAAGATAGACTTCCCTGCTGTTGTTAGCGGAGAAGATGACACTAATGGTTTAAACTGGTTTATGGACTGATGGCTTCTGCTTACAAGAATATAGTAACGACGGTAGGTTCTACAGGAGATGTAGTTGTATATACATGCCCAGCGGCTACCGAAGCACTTGTAAAGAACATCAATTTATATAATAGCCATACGGCGTCGATAGTGGTATTCTGCAAGATAACCGATAGCTCCGCTTCGGCAACGGTAATTTTGCAGAAGATCACGTTGGCTACGTTGGCCTCTTCTTCTGCCACCGCAGACGTGTCGTTTACAGGTCCTTTTGTTTTAGAGGCCGGTGATACGCTAATATTTAACTGCGCTACCGCAGCAAAGATTCAAGTCTTTGCCAATGTTTTGGAGCTTTCCTGATGCTACAACAAACACACACAATATCGAATAAGGGTTTGCAATCTTTTGCAGAGGCGTCTCCTGATTACGAGTTTGCCCCAGTTGGCCTTGGTTCCATGCACGAACAAGCCAAGAAGCTGGCAGAGTACGGTCGGAATGGTGATATATATGTAGTTCACGCTGCGGAAGGTGAGACGGTCATACCCCTAGAGGTCCTGAACGCAAACCCAAAGATTAAAGAACTTCTCTTTGGTCAGATGCGCGGCATGGGCCTAGACCCACAAGAATTTGTTGTTGGCAGCGAGCTTAATAGCATTAACCCAGACACGGGCTTACCTGAATTCTTCTTTAAAAGTGTGTTTAGAGGAGTAAAGAAAGCCGTTAAGTCTGTAGCCAAGATTGCAAAGAAGGCGGCTCCTGTTGTTATACCACTGGCCGCAGCATATTTTGGCATTCCTTTTCTAGGAGCCAGCTTTGGTGCAGGAACTTTTGGAGCCAGCTTTATCGGCGGCGGCCTGGGAAGTCTTGTTGGCGGGGCAAGTCTTAAAGATTCACTTAAAGCTGGTCTTATGAGCGGTGGCATAGCAAGTCTTAGCGCAGGTGCTATGGGCGCATTTTCTAAAGCTCCGGGCAGCAGCTTCGCGGGCAGCCTTAAAAGCAGCTTTACTGGTCAGACCCCTGTTTACGCTCTTGAAGGTGGCAAACTGGTGCAGCAGGGAACAAAGTATGCAGCGTCTCCTTTTGCTGACGTACCCGGTAATCTTATGGAAGAAATGAACTTAGGCTACGTAGCTTCTGATGCGGACATAGCTTCTAGAGCGGCATCGGATGCCCAGTTTGGAAACATTTTTGGCACCGGACCAAACCAGAATATTATGAATACAATCACAGGAGAAGGGGCTCCTTTAGGAAAAACCGCTACTGATGTTTATGCCGATCAATATACTTTAAAACCCGGATACGATACACTAGGGCGCGGTGAATTTTACACAGACATATTTGGTCGGGAAGCGCAGGGGTTCACACCAACTGGTTACGATCAATTTTTTGCTGGAACGAAACTGCTAGATACGGGCATGTCGGCTCCCGACCCCCTTCCAGAAACAACTTTTCTTCAAGATATTTTTGGAACCAAAAATGCTGCTGCAATAAGTAAGTTTGGAGATCAAGTAACCGACAAATTACAGCCCGTAACTGATTTTATTTCCCCGCCCATGCCTACCGACAGTGCTCTTGATTTAAAAACAAAAGAATTAATGACACAATACCCTAGTACATATAAGGGTATTACAGGAGCAGACAGAGCCGCTGCGGAGGCTGCTAGAATACTAACCCCTAGCTTACTTGAACAGTATGGTCCAACTGCTGCTCTTGCTTTAGGTGGTGCGAAGCTTGGGGGTGCTTTTGACACACCTGAAGTTGAAGACGTTACTAGGGCTGATTTACCGGGTTTTGAGGGTCCAACTGGATACGACTTGTTTCAAGCCGACCCTTCTGCATTTAAAATTGCCGACATAAACCCATATCGATACGACACAGGTAACCCCCTTGTAGCATCCGCATATGCTGCTGACGGCGGTTACATAGAAAAGCCACAGAATATGAACAGAGGCGGAACTCCACAGTTCCCACGTCGCGAGATGCTTATAGAAGGTCCGGGAACAGAGACTTCTGATGACATTCCAGCCATGCTTTCCGACGGCGAGTTTGTTATGAATGCTAAAGCCGTCAGAGGAGCAGACCCTTCTGGCAATGGCAACCGGCAGGCGGGAGCCAAAAGCCTCTACGACATGATGCGTAATTTTGAAATGAGGGCGTAACAATGGCTGAAACAACTATTACAGAACAAATTGTTCGTGAAGCCCCGGAGATTGAAGCCCTAAAACTGGGCTTAATCCAATCAGCTAAAGGTCTTGCCGATACTCCAATACAGCTTCCAGAGCAACAGATAGCTGGTTTGAGCGGTTTACAGCAACGTGCAGCCGCAGGTGCAGAGCAGGCAGGTGGCATCGGAGGTTACCAACAGTACTTGACTTCCGGTGCTGGATCACTTGGAACTGGCCTTGGCACGTTGGGCACGGCCCTCGGAACATTAGGNCAAGCTCAAACACCTATNACTGCCGCGCAACAAGCCATCTCAGGTTCTNGTCANCTATTNGCACCAACNGACTTNTCTGCATANACCAACCCNTATCAGCAGCAGGTTATCGACACAACTATTGCAGAGATGAACCGGCAGGCAGAGATTTCTCGCAACAATTTAGCNGCTCAAGGCGTCGGGNCNGGTGCCTTTGGTGGCAGCAGGTTTGGTATTGCAGGAACAGAACTTGACCGCAACCTCGCTGATTCACAAGCTCGCGCCCTTGCCCAGTTGAATGCCCAGAACTACAACCAAGCTCTTGGAGCGTCGCAGACTGCTTTTGAAAACCAGCAACGTCGTCAACAAGCTCAGTCTCAGCTATATGGCGGAATTGCAGGATTATACGGTAACCTGGGTGGTCAGCAGGCTGGGATTGGCGGTCAGCAAGCCGGTATTGGCGGTCAGCAACTTGGCCTTGGTCAGTTGGCGCAAACCACAGGATTGCAGGATCTTTCAACCATGCAGCAATTTGGTCGGGAGCAACAAGCACAACAACAGGCTGAACTGGATGCCTCACGGGCTAACCAGCAAAAACAGTTGTACGAGCCATATAGCCGCGTTGCGTTCTTGTCAGATATTTACAAAGGTGCGCCTTCTACTAGCCAAGTTCTTGGCTCGCAAGTTGCGCCCTCTGCTCCAACCCCCTCTGCTTTTCAGCAAGTTGCTGGAATAGGAACCGGACTTTTGGGAACCGCTGCCGCTGCTAAACAAATTGGCGGACTATTTTAACAGGAAAGTATCATGCTCGGAATATACGATAGAACAATGTTTAACCAGAATATGAACCCACGGCGCATGGCGCAGGGCGGGTCTACCTTTCCAGATCTTAGCGGCGACGGAAACATAACCCAGAAAGATATTTTAATGGGTCGTGGTGTTAAAATGGCAGAGGGTGGCATCATGTCTGCCATGGACGAGGAAATGATGACTGAGATGCCTGCAATGTCACCGGAACAAGAGGCAATGATATATCAGGAAGCACAGAACCTTCCTCCAGAAGTCATACAGACCGCCGGAAATGAACTACAGGCGGCTACGAGTGAGCTTGCTGCTGAAGAAGTAGGCAATGCCGTCAATGAAGAAGTCTCCCGAAGTATCAATAACATGGATATGGCTGGCGATTTCAAAGATATTATGAATTCAGTCTGGGATGAAAACGAAGGTGTGGAAGCGTACCGCGCCCGTTTGGCGCAGGTTGTTGGACCAGAAGACGCTCAAAGAACACCGGATTCCGTTTTAGCCCTTGTGCAACCAACCCTGCAACTTGCCCAGATAGACCAAGGCATTGGTGCTTTGATGCAGGAAGAGTTAGCAGAAGTCGGCGGGATGGGCGGTGGTATCACCGAACTAGCAGCCAAGAGTGCAGTTTCGGACGGAATGGCCGCAGAAACAGGAGCCTTGGTTAACGCTGTAGGGAACATGGCCCAAGGGCCAGCCGGTATAATGGCAACTGGAGAAAATCCTATGGGTATGGATCCAATGATGTTACAAGCTATGATGCAAGAGGCAGGCCCCATGGGCCAAGGTATGGCTTAATAGGAGTTACTCATGGCTGAAACAGGAATTACATCCCTTTTAAATCAACTCGGATCTATCAGAACAGGTCTCGAAGATAAAGGGTTTTCTAACCCTGTTGATCTAACTAAATTAGCCGCACGAGAAGCGGCTCTAAAAAATTATTTGGGTCAAACAGATTATTCTAAACAACTTGCAGAGTCCCAAAACATGGGAAAGTTGCGATTTGCGTTAGATTTGGCACGACGAGGTTTTGAATCAGCCGGAGCGACACCTAAGAGAGGTGAAAATCCTTTTGCTACTGTATCAAGAGAATTACTGGCACCGGTTGCAGGATCGGCTGGTGAAGTTGCAACTGAAATGATGAAACAGCGCCGGGCTGTAGAGAACGCTAAAAGACAGGAAGAACGCCAGATAAAACTTGCTGCATTAAGTCAGGCTCAAGACAAGTCAAAATCATTAGATGCCGCTGCATTAAGCTTGTTTAAAGATTCTTTAACGCCAAAAACTTCAAATTTAACGACAAGCAAAGTTGAGGGTGTTGAGGCTACCGTAGCGCTTGGCGGTAAAGATATCAATCTTCCAAATACTAACGTGGTTGTTCAAATAAACAAAGCAAATCCGACAAAACAAAACATTGTTACGGTAGGTAAGACTACGCTAGTTGATGGAACAGTAGTTCCTGCGGGTACTCAAGTAACCAATTATAGAAAAACAACTCCTCCTGCTCAACCAATGATTAAAAGAGGAATTTTTGGTCAGGTATATGATCCTGTTACAGATACATATAAACAAATAGGTAACGTCACCAGGGTGCAAAGATACCTTCCCAATCCTTCTGGAGAAGGTGTTGTTCCTGAAGACAAGTATTATGTACAACAACTTGGTGGAAAAATTGTAGAGTTAGGAGATTTTTTTGAAAACATAGATACACATAGCCCGCCTAAAAAATCAGAACCACTTTATGTTATAGATGCTGCGGCTACAGCAAAAGCACTGGGTTTACCGAAAGGTTCTGTTGTTCCAAATGAACTAATTACGACCTTTATAAGGTCCGGGCTTACAGACAGAGGGGGTCTGCCCGACATGATTCAACGGCGTTATAAAGGTAATCAAGTTGAACTTACGGAGGAGTTCATTAAATCCGGAGCGGTTAGGACAACGCCTCTAACGGAAGCAGAAGAAGAAGCTCAAGGTTTAAAAGTGCCTTCTTTTAAAAAAGTTGAAGAGTTGACTATAACAGGAGCTACAGTTGAATTATTGCCGGGGGCTAAAGTTGGCGAAAGAATAATTGTAGAAAAAAACAATAGTGGCGACGTTAGATATTTGTATAAGGGTAAACTTATATCCGAGGACAAGGGAAACCAATTTTTAGCTAGAGATTTAGGTTCCCTAGAAGAAATAGAAGCTGATATAGAGCCAGAAGTTAGAGCTGACTCTTATACTTTTATTACAGGAGATAAAATAGGTCAGTCAACTAATCTTACCCCAACAGCTTTCAGTAAACTTTCAATTAAAGAAAAACAAAAGCTTAGTTCGGACCCAAAAGAAATTGAAAAAGTAAGAAAAAAACTTGAGTTTGTTAAAGTTTGGCAAACGACTCAAGATCAGAACCAAGGAGTACTAAGATCGAATTTGGCTAAAGAACGAAAACCAACAGATAGCGAATTAGAGAGTCTTCTTGGTATGTTTCCTACTGGCAGGAGGGGGGAAGGTTTATTAGAAAAAGCAATCTTAAAAATGTTGCAGAATCCTGATAAAGTAGATCTTGTATCTTCAAACGCAGCTAATGTCTCCGAGAAATATTTAACTTTTGGACAACAAGTGAGAGTTCAGTTAGATAAGGCGGGGGAAAAATATACCGCGCTAAGAGAACGTGGAGTTTTACCGGATAAGTCATGGGACCAATTGAGCTACATAGAAAAACAAGCTTTTGCTAGTTTGCCTGCACGAGGAATGTCAGAGGACAATGTAAACAAAAACTGGTTGGCTGCAAAAGAAAAGATTTCAAATTCTGCAAAGAATTTTACCTTTCCAGACAAAGGGGACAGTACAGCAGTTGCGGCAGCCGTTAAACTTCAAATATTAGTCGATTATCTTATTAATGCTGCGGACATGGACAAAAGCACGGGTATTTTAGTAGGTCCGTGGGCGGAACTGGGTGCAAAAGTTTTTGGAGATTATGAACCTGTTACAAGCTCTAGTTCTCAAAGAGTTAATCAGATTATAACAAATATGAAATCTGCTTTAAAAACTTTATCTTCTACGGAAGGAGATGACGGTAGACCCTCTAATTATAGAATTGCGTTGGCGGAAGAATTACTTCCAAAGTTTACTCAACCGGAAGCATTAAACAGAAGAAACTTAAAAACAATTTCGTCTAAGTTAAAATCTAATTTAAAAAGTTTGTTTGTGCCAGAATCTGCTCGGAAAAACGTTGTGCCACAGAGTTGGGTTAAAGCCGCCGCAGAGGCTGGAATAAAGGTACAAGTAAATCCTAAATTATATTCTTCGTTCATGGACCCCAACGATCCTATTAACAAAGATTTTGACTTGGTTACAAGAGAACAAGTTATGCAGTCTATAGATAGGTTTGCGTTTACAAAAAAAGAATTTGACGGCTTACGAGTAGGGCAACCGTTGCCTCCAGATCAAAATGGACTTATTTTTATAAAAATAAGCCCGACTGAGATACAGCTTGCTAGAAAGGGGTCTTTAAGGCCAGACCCTAAAAAAGGAAAGTATGTATTTAAGTAAAAGAAAGATAGGAAACTACAATGGATGATGATCCAATTCCAAATTTTGGTGGCGAAACACCGTCCAGCCCCTCTTCTGTAGCACCCGAAACAGAGGTGGAGGTAGAAGAATCTGTTCCAAGTTTTGAGAACGTTTATGCAGATCCAAAAGACCCTGAAGATAGGGGGTTTGAAGATTCTTTTGTTGGTGTATATGCGCCTAGTTTTTACAAAGGTATGATAGATGCGGCTACTTTTTTAATAGACCTTCCTACGCAGGGCGCGGGTTATGTTCTTGGAGAAGGTGCAGAAGCTCTTGGATTTGAGGAGTCTGCAAAAAGATTAAAAAATCCTATTCTATTAAGTGACGTTGTCAAAGCTGGTTTTGAAGCACCCGCAACCATTCAAGAAGCTGTGACGGGAGAACCTGCTGGTTTTCTGTCTAGGTCCTTCGACGCCACTCCTCGAAAAGCTCAGAGTGAGGAAGAACGTTTTTTTCGAGACGTTTCTTACATAAGCGGCGGTGCTCTTTCTTTTCCTACATCGTTAGCAAAAGCGGGGGGCACGTTTAAAAAACCTATACAAAAACTTTTATCAGATGCAAGCGGAAGATCCGCAAATAGTGAAGCTGCTCGTAAAGCTATAGGTCAAGCTTCTAAAACAAAAGGTCCGAACGCCGCTCAAGCTTTAGCTAACGCAGCCAGTGAGTATGCAAATAAATATACGGTGGGTCTTGGAACCAAAACTAAAAAGACTTTGTTGACGGAACAAGGGTTTGCTACCGCTGCTGGTATTGGATATGCGGCTCCCGAAATGTTTGCAGACGACGACGGGAAAATTATGTTTGACGCAGGTGACGGATTTTTTGACGCGGCTCCTACTTTTAAAGTTCTCGCGTCTATGGGTTTGCCTATTATTCTGGCCCACGGTCCTACCGGAATACTGTTAGGTGGAGACACTGGAAAAGTTGGAAATCTAGTCAGGTATGTAAGAGACAAAGGAAAAGTTTTTGCTAGATCTCTATTAGGTGGGTTTTCCGAAAAAGGTCGCATGGATTTATCCTCTAAGATTTTTAATTCTTTAGAATCTGAGCGGGGAGTCTTAGAAAATATTTTACTTCCGGCTATTGAATCAGGTCAATTTTCGTCTCCTGGAGCAAGTACCCCAATAAAAATATTGGACGATGGTACAGTGGTTCCAGAATTTGGAGGAATTCGTCAGGATACGCTGCAAGCTTTAAAACAGCTTGGCGTTGACGACACTCGTTTAGCAGCTTTAGATGCTAGTTTAAGTGGTCGTGGAACTAACTTACAGCAAAGGGTTTCTGAAGAAACTCGACGTGCAGAAAGATTAGATGAAACTTTTGAACTTTTAAAATCTCGTTTAGGTTCCGGAGACGAAGCGGGTACTTTTAAAACCATAGAAAAGATTAAATCTAACCTTGAAAACGAAGCAATTGAGTCTGCCGATACAGCAATTCAAAAAGCTGCCGACGTATCTGAATCGCTGGAACCTGCCATAGGTAGGGCCGAAGCTTCTAAAATTGCAGTAGAAATGTTGGATGGGGCTCGCAAGGCAAGTCAACAAGTTACAAGAAAACTTTTTTCTAAAGAATTAATTGGCACGGATACGGTGGATACTCGTAGTCTTGGCGATTTTGCCGTAAAAGTTATTCGTGAAGTTGGAGAGCGCAATATTCCAATTACACCTGGAATGGGGTTCTTTTATAAACTTGCAGGTAAAGCTCGACTTGAAAAAGAAGGGCTACTACCATCTGGAAAACCTATTACAAACTCTGATTTAAAAGGTGCTAAAGGTGACGGAGATGAGCTTTTAACAGCAGATGAAATTCCAGAACAGGGTCTTTATGATATTTTCGGGGAACCCGGAACTATTTATGCGTCACCGGTTAGAATTGAAACAGTTCAAAATTTTAGAAGTGAAGTTGGAGATGCGGTTCGCAAGGCTTACGCGGCAGGCAACCAAAAGGTAGGTCGAAGAATTGGTTTAATTATTGATTACATTGACGATGAAATACTGGCCGCTAAAAACTTTGAGGGAAAAGTTGCTCCTGAAAACATTAAAAATATAGAAATAGGTAGAGAGTATGTAAAAGACGCAAAGGCACGGTTTGGTCCAAATTCTGAAATTGGAAAAGCTTTGTTTAAGGGAGCCGATAAGTTAGACGAAGGTTTTTTGAGTCGATTATTAAAAAAAGGACCGGAATCTGGAGCGCGGGTTGGACTTTTTAGAAATGCTTTAAATGAACCCGTTCAAGTTATTCAAGATGGCAACGTTACGTGGCAGAGAGATCCTGCGGCTACTTTAACACTTGGAGACAACCCTAATGTTATAGAAGCAGATTTGATTCTTCGATACACAGAAGGTTTAGCAGGTGGCAAGGTAGAACAAAAAAGTATAGACCGGTTTGTTACTCAATACAGTGATGCAATAGATGCAGTACCGGGTTTAAGAAATAAGTTTAATGACTTAAAGTCTGTTCAACAAGCTGTTGATGAAACGACAGCAAAATTGACTTTGCCGAACAAAGACGGCGTGTTAGCAGCATATAAGGCAGGAGCTACTTTAGAAGACATAGCCAATGCTAGAAGAATTAACAGAGATAATTTACAAGATCGGCAGATAGCAAACACGGCATCTGAGTATGTAGGGGTGGATGTTAACCAAGCTGCAAAAAACTATATGGACTCGAACCCGAAACAAGCTGTTCAACGTTCTGAAGAACTAGCCGCTCTCCTAGCTAAAGACGAAACGGGTTTTGCAGAAAAAGGTTTTCGTGCTGCTTTGTGGCGGGTTTTGCGAGACAACTCGCGTCGAGTGGGACCAGAAGGAGAACCTCTTCCCGGTTTGAACACCAGAAAACTAACCGAGGATATTGAAAAATACCGTCCGTTCCTTGAAAAGTTTTATGACAAATCCTCCATGGAATTTTTAGACGAACTTGTAAAAGGTGGACCTCTTCAACAAACTGGAACAGACAGTCCTTTTGCAGGAACTCCACAAGAAGTTATGCGAGCAGAGTTTGGAACAGTAGAAACCGTAGGTGCAGCGGGTAGGACTCTTGGTCAAAAAGCTTTTGGCGTACTCGGCATAAATCCTCTTGTTGCTACTGGAATGGGTAAAAGAATTGCAGCTTATACTTTTACTAAACTTGGAGAGGCTAAGATCCTTAAAAACGTAGAAGATGCTCTTAGGGATCCTGAAAAAGCTGCAAATTTAATTCGGCGGTATAAACAACTAGAAGATGTTGAAGTTCCGGGAAGACAGATTGCAGAAGACGTTTTGGAAGATCCTACAGGAACAGCCTTACGAGGGGCTTCTACTGCAAAAGACCGTTTGTCTGAAACGGCTGGTTTTGCTAACAGGTATCTTAAAGCTCACAGCAAAGAAGCTATTGAAAGAGCGGTTAAATTTGGTTTAGTTCCTGCTCAAGCTGAAGCAAAACGGATGACTCTTGAGGACGATTACAAAATGGGTCCTCCTTTCGTCTATGAGGACAATCGCATTCGTTATGAGATAGAAACAAGGGAAGAACCACTTGTAATTGAAATACCTAATCCTGGGCCACAGTCTGCTGTGCAACCTGCGGCTCAACCCGTTCGTCCGATGGCTGCTGCTATGCCTCCGCCACGGGCTCCTAGAGCAGATTCTACTCTTGGGCGGGTCAATCCTGTTGGACCACCGCCCATGGCTCAAGCTCCTGCTTCGCAAGAAACGCTTGCTGGTTTAAATCAACTGGGGATGCCTCTGTTTGCTAAAGAAGGAGGCTACATAGAAAAGTCTGGTATTATGTCTGTGAAACCCAAGGCAAGGCAGTTAGTCGGATAACCAGTCCCTAGCATCTTCGCCTAGTATCGTGTCAGCTATCTTGATCTTGTTACGCAGGGCGGTGACAATCTTCGCGTCAATGGTCTTTGGCGAGATGAGATCAATGTAGGTGACCTTGTTTTCCTGTCCAATCCGGTGTGCGCGGTCCTCTGACTGAAGGCGAAGCTCCAGGTCATAGCTGTTGCTGTAATAGATTACAGTATTTGCCGCTGTAAGAGTAAGACCGTAGCCGCCTGTTTTAGGGTGCCCCACAATGAAACGTAACTCAGATTGACGATCTTGGAAAGTTTCCACGATCTGTTGCCTCTCCGAGTCAGGTGTTTCACCGTGGAGCGTTGCAACCGCTTGTACGCTAAAGCGGTCGCGCAGGGCCTCGGCAATAGAGCGAATATCTTGCGTCCAAGTCGCCCATATAATTGCCTTACCCTGAACCTCTTCACAAATGCTCATCAGTTCTTGTTTTCTGTTAGATTTCAAGGGGTGAACGACGCCGTCATCATCTGTCAGGCTACCCAGACATATCTGTTGCAAACGCATGATTTGTGTCAGTACGTTTTGCGTAGTAGACAAGTCACCACTGTCCAACCGTGCCAGCGCTAAATTTTTCATCTGAACGTAAGCGTCGCGTTGTTCTGTAGTCAGTTCGACCTCGCGCTTCATGTACACCTTGTCAGGCAAATCAAGGCAGTCTTCCTTGCGAACCCTGAAACTATGGCCGTCCAAGGTCTCGGTCAACTCGTCCAGACGTTGAAACCCGACGATGTTGTTGAAAGAATGTGCTCCCATTGTCCGCCGCTGTACAACAGCGTAGCGTCCTTGAAAAGCATAGTAGCTCTTGAAGCCAAGTATCTTGGGGCTTAAAAAATCCATCTGGCTGTACAAGTCCATTGGTGACTTAGTGACAGGGGATCCTGTAAGAATCCGCCGCATTACCGCACCACGGCCCACGTCACAAATAGACTTAGTTCGTTTTGCCTGACGGTTCTTTATAGTTGTAGACTCGTCCACCGCCATAAAGACCTTGAACTTCTTTACAAAAAACTCTGCGACATCTACGCCCTTCTTGGTGCTAAACGCCTCTATATTCATAAGTAAGAACTTTAAATTGTCGTTCTCCTTATATAAGTCTACAAGCTCTTTACGTTTAGCCTTTGTCAGGTTTGGTTTCCAGAGGACTATGTCTGTCCCTATACGTTCAGGGAGGTGCGTCTCTATCTCACCTATCCAGTTAGCTATGACACCCTTGGGCGCGACAATAATAGCAAGATCTACTTTCTTCTTCTCGAACGAATGTGCTATTGTGTCTATACAAACTTTCGTTTTACCTGTGCCCATGTCCATCAAAAGCGCGTAGTTTTCCTGCTCCGCGCTACCCTCAAAGGCTTCCCGCTGGTGGTCATATGGCTCAGTTCCAAAAATATATTTTTTCATTCAGATTTCTCTTGCATCATCAGATAAATACCCATATAAAGGTTTTTGACGGTTCAGTCAACCGCCGATGCAATTAAACAGGAGCAATTGAAAAATGAATGACTTACTAGCAGAAATGGCCTCCGACTCTGAGGCAACCCCCGACAAGATAGACCAGTTACAAGATGGCAAGCTTGATATAGTGTCGCGTTTGGCAAACGAAGCCGCCACACTAGAGCGTGAACTTGCCGACGCTGAGAAGCTCATGAAGGAAAAGAAATCGGCACTGCACAAGATTACAGATGAGCAGTTGCCCGAAGCCCTTGAAGTCATGGGCCTTCAGAAATTTACTTTAGTGGATGGCTCTGAGATTGCCGTCAAACCAATTTACGCCGCAAGCATCCCAAAAGATCGTAAAGAAGAAGCTTTTCAATGGCTTCGTGACCACGATTTTGGTGATCTTGTAAAGAACAATGTCACAGTTACATTTGGTCGTGGAGAAGATGAGACGGCTAAAGAGTTTGTAGGACTTTGCGGCGAACAAGGATTCGTTCCTAGCCAGTTGGAAAAGGTCGAGCCTATGACCTTAAAAGCTTGGTTACGCGAACGGGTAGAAGCGGGGGACCCCGTCCCGCTTGATCTATTCGGGGCTTTCATCTCACAACGAGCAACTATTAAAAGGAGCAAGTAACAATGGCAAAAGCATTAGCCAAAAAGAAATCCGCAGAAGTTGCGGTCATGGACGAAAACATGTTTGCGGCAGATGCCGGTGTAGGCGTTAACAATCTTGGTTCAGAAGACCTTGCAATACCTTTTATCAAGGTTCTGCAAAAGATGTCTGACGAATTGGATGATCTTGACAATGCCAAAGCTGGTGACATCTACAACACGGTTACAAAAGACATCGTCAAAGGTAAGGATGGTATCCGTTTAATTAACTGCGCCTACAACCTACAGTACATTGAGTGGGAACCACGCGGTACTGGCACAGGTGCTCCTCACGCTATTTATGGAGCAGGCGACGAAATACCTGCAACCGAACGCGGTGATGACAACAAGGATTATGTTGTTGATGGGAACGGTCGCTATCTTGAGCGCACCGCCCAGCATTACGTTCTTGTCGTTGACGAAGACGGCGTAACTCAGCAGGCATTACTGCCTATGAAGTCCACACAGTTTAAAAAGTCTAAACAGTGGAACTCTGCAATGCGGTCTTTGAAAATGAAAGACGGCAACGGAAGTTTGTTTACCCCACCGCGCTTTTCTCACATATGGAAACTTGAAACAGTTTCTGAGGAAAACAAAAACGGTTCTTGGCATGGGTGGCAGATAAGTAAAGACGGCGTTGTCGAAGACGTAAACGTCTACCAGGAAGCCAAGTTGTTTGCCGAGTCCATCCAAGCGGGTCAGGTAAACGTCAAACATGTCAGGGAAGAAGAAAGCTCCTCTGACGAAGACGTACCCTTTTAGGTCTGGTGGGGGAGGGCAACCTCCCCCTTTTCTACATGAAAAAAGAGATAGAAAAATTTGCGCGGATTTTCCGTGGTCTGAACAGGGCCTATGGTTCTTTGGACATGACCACCAAGGACGCTCGCGGTAAGCAGAAGGGTAAGTACAAGTTTGTCCACGAACCACGGACCGCCGCTACCTTTGAGGCGCATCTCAAGGGAGAGGTTAGCATAGGGGTTGTTCCGATTAACGAGGAAAACCTTTGCCGTTGGGGAGCAATTGATGTTGACCAATACCCCTTGGACCACTCTGCAATAATAAAAAAACTAGACGAGGTTGAAGTTCCTTTAGTTGTGTGCCGGAGTAAATCAGGTGGAGCGCACCTGTATTTGTTTTTTAAGGAATTGATTGAAGCGGAGAAGGTTCAAGTAAAGTTAAAAGAGATTGCAGCAGAGATCGGCTTTGGCGGATGCGAAATATTTCCCAAGCAGATCAAGCTGGTGTTAGAGCGTGGCGACAACGGCAACTTTCTTAACCTACCGTACTTTGACCATGAAGGTGGTCTCCGATACGCATTTAACAAGGACGGCAGTGCGGCAACACTAAAAGAATTTCTAGATCTAGCAGAGGGCTCTGCAATAACAGAGCAGGCTCTTGATGATCTAATGTCCAAGACTGTGCCAGAAGTTGATGAAAAGCTTAAAGATGGCCCACCTTGCTTACAGGCTCTACTGCGGCAGGGCTTTCCAGAAGGCACTAGGAACAATGGATTATTTAACTTGGGGGTGTATTTAAGGAAAGCTTTCCCCGACGAGTGGGAAACAAAGATACTTGAATACAACCAGCAGATTATGGACCCTGCGCTTGACCTCAAAGAGGTAAACATTGTCGCGGACCAGATAAAGAAAAAGGACTACCAGTACAAGTGCGCAGACCAACCTGTCTGCAATTTCTGCAACAAAGACCTCTGCCGTAGCCGGAAGCACGGCGTTGGGGGTGGAGCAAATACACCAACGGTAGCCAACTTACGCAAGTATGACAGTGAGCCACCTTTGTGGTTTCTTGATGTCAACGGGTCGCCTGTCGAACTAGACACGGAAGGGCTTCAGAAACAGCCGCGCTTTCAGATACTGTGCATGGAACAGATAAACTTCATGCCGCGCACCATTACCCGACAGGCTTGGGAAACCATGATGAATATGCTTCTGTCCCAGATGTTGGACACCGAGGGTGCTGTTATAACAACATCCGAAGACACAAGCCTTCGCGGTCAGTTCTATGACATGCTTGAAGAGTTCTCTACGCACATGCAGTCTGCAATGGATAGAGAAGAAATATTATTGCGACGTCCTTGGACTGACGAGGAAGAGGGCCGCACATACTTTAGATTAAAAGACTTTGAGGCTTTTCTAAAACGTAACAAATTCTTTGAGTACCGCTCAAACAAGATAGCGCAACGCCTTCGCGATATAGACGGGAAGTCAGAGCAGTTCCGCATTAAGGGCCGGACGGTGCGCTGTTGGTCCATACCCTCCTTTGCAAAAATAGAAGAAGGGTTTGAGTCCCGCTTTGATGACGAGGAGGATCTTCCGTTTTGAGAGATGAACCTGTTAACTGGAGCCAGCTTCTTCGCGAGTTGCGGATAGAGAAAGGTCTGACGCAACGAGAACTGGCTTATCAGTCCAAGATGCCACAGCGGACAATAGCAGAGTATGAGAATGTCGAAGCTTCTCGGCAATTGTCCATATACAGGATTGAACAGATACTTGACTCTCTTGGTTATGAATTGGATGTTTTTTTGAAAAAAGATAATGTTTAGATACTTTGGACCCCCAGGAACTGGAAAGACAACCACACTGTTAAATCAGGTGGATACACTACTGTCGGGTGGCATGTCCCCGAACGACATAGGGTATTTTGCTTTTACACGCAAAGCGGCCCACGAAGCACGGGACAGAGCCGTTNCAAGGTTTAACCTAGANCCTGAAAAAGATTTNATGTACTTCCGTACATTGCACAGTCTGGCATTTCAAAGTCTTGGTATGTCGAGTGCCGACATTCTTGGCGACAAAGGTCTCAAGGATTTTAGTAAAGAGACAGGGGTTGACTTGTCTTCTACCGGAGCGGAGCACATTGTTGACGATGGCTTTACGCTTCTTAAATCTAACAACCCAATAATGCGGGCAATTGATCTGGCTCGAAACTCACTAGAAGGGGTGAAGTACGCATACAATGCTACTGATCTAGTCATTCCTTTCTATGAGTTTGAACATTTATACAACGAGTATGAGCGCTTTAAGTTGTTTAATGGCTTGAAAGACTTTACCGATATGATGGTCGAACTGTCCGAAAGACCAAGCAACCTTCCTGTTCTTAACACAATATTCTTGGACGAAGCACAGGACTTAACACCATTGCAGTGGCGAGTAGCTCATAGCCTGAACGAGCGATGTAAACGGATGTTCGTAGCAGGGGACGATGACCAAGGCATTTACCGCTGGGCTGGAGCAGACATAAACCACTTTGTTTCATTGCAGGGCGGGTCGGAAGTTCTCTCTCAATCTTACCGGATACCTCGAAGCGTTCACCGTATAGCAGATTCCGTGGTTCAAAGAATACAATACAGACAGAAAAAAATCTGGGACCCACGGCAAGAAGAAGGCAGTGTTCAGCGCACATACGATGCAAACACGGTTTCGTTTGGCAACGAAGAATGGCTGGTCCTCGCGCAAGCTAATTACATGCTAGATGAATTAGCAGACCAACTTACTTCTAGCGGTCAGTACTTTGAGCGCAAAGGAGCACCGTCTTTGAAGAAAAATGTACGGACTGCTATTAGCTCTTGGAACTACATGCAGGAAGGTGCTGGTCACGAAATATCTTTAAAGGAAGCCGTCAATCTTTATGACCACATTTCCAGTGGGGAGGGGCGTTTAAAGCGCGGTGCTAAGAAAATGTTGGGCGGCGCAGATGAGAAAGACCTCTTCACCCTTGCGGTCTTGCGGGATTACTTTGGGCTAGAAACACCGGACACAACATGGGACGTTGCTTTAAACAGGATTGGTGACGAAGACAGGGCCTATGCTACTGCGTTGCTTAATCGGGGCGTTAATATATTTGAAAAGCCCAAGATTAAACTGTCCACGATCCACGGTGCAAAAGGTGGCGAAGCGGACAATGTACTACTGTTCACGGACCTGTCTGGTAAGGCGTTGAAAGAAATGGAGAAAAATCCCGACGACGCTCACCGAGTTTTATACGTTGGAATAACGAGAACAAAAAAGAACCTTGTTTTAAAAATGCCAGAAAATTCACAAAGGGGATGGGCCATATGAAAGTAATAATTGAAAGTCCTTACAAACCAGATCAACACAACGGACGAGATTTGTTTCAAAACCTTGCTTATGCAAGAGACTGTATGTCCAATTCTCTTTCGAGGGGAGAGTCACCGTTTCTCTCACACTTGCTTTACACACAAGTACTGGACGATGACATTCCAGAAGAGCGTCAGCTTGGTATGAATTCGGCGTTAGCGTGGTATGCAGTTGCAGATCTGTGCGCGGTATACATAGACCTTGGCATATCTGATGGCATGGCAAGTGGAATTGAACACGCAAAAGCAATTGGATTAACCGTAGAAGAAAGGACACTGTACAATGGCCGCATCTAAGAAAGTTTTGGAAACCGCTTTGGATTTAGTTGGGGGTGACCGTGCAATTGATTACGGTTCAATGTGGGAAAATCACCAGAACATTGCCCAGCTATGGAACGGATACCTGCACGACAAAAACGGCGACTTATCCGCTGAAGATGCTGCCAACATGATGGAGCTAATGAAAATAGCACGGCGTAAGTCAGGGGCTCTGAAGAAAGACAACTACATTGATGGCGCGGGATATGCGGCAGTAGCCTTTGAATGTGCAGAAAGAGAGCGCGATAACCAGCTTTCGCTCAAACTGCTGGCAGAAAAGTATAGTAAGAAGAACAATGAAAAAAAATCTTAAAAAACCAACGTGGGGCGTCAAGACCGAGTGGGTTCCCATTGAGCAGTTGCCGAAGACGCCGGAAGGCATCACGGAAATTGCAATAGACTTGGAGACCAAAGACCCACGGCTCAAGTCCCACGGCCCAGGGTGGGCTACCGGACATGGAGATGTGGTCGGGTTTGCCGTTGCATACGAAGGTTTTAACGCTTATCTGCCCATTGCCCACGAAGGTGGTGGCAACCTTGATCGGG